CCTAAAAGTTGGCTTAGAAACGTCTTAGGTGTGAGGTCGTGTTTCTCCAAAGGAACCATCTCCTTCGTCACATCTAAAAGTTTGTTATCCAATCCCTGAGAACGCATAATCATTGCCTTGATAATCTCTAGAAGCAACGCTACATCATATCCACTATCTTCATGTTCTATAACATCAAATCCCATAGATATCAATCCACCAACAATATCTTTCGTGACACAAATGGCAACATCTGTTGCCACTTCCATCTTATTTTTTCTAACGAGGTCTTCCAACTCTTCTCGTGTTGCTGGCGCACCCTCTTTGAGAAGGGGAAACATAATCACATTATCATCAGACGTTGGCGGACAGTCAGACATATAAACCTCCTATATTACCCTAAGCAGGATACAATCACCGTTGATCCTACCAGTGACGCCCGCAGATTTCGTTTTGATTTCATCATAAAGTTTTTCAGCACGAAGTTTTGTTGTCTGAATCAAAGAGGTCAAAGTCTCTTCTGGTTTACGAATCTTCTTTTTGAAAGATTTTTTCTCATCAAAGTTCTGTAGCGTTGTTCCTTTCACAGATAACTTTTCACCATCTTTCGCTTTATACAGATACAAATCTCTATACTTCGTGTTGAAAACGAATAACACTTCCGACTGAGGAATAACCACAGGATCAATACTATTTAGTTTGAAGTCTAGGTCTGTTTGTTTGAAATTTAGTTTTGAAACAATCTTCTCAGAGGAAACTTTTCGTTTCACCCGTGTCTTCTTTTGACTGGACGCATAAGAATTGGCGTCATCTACCAGTGTTGATACAAACGCTAAGAATTTTTTCTGTTGTGGAACTTTAAGATAATAATACGCCTCAACAAGGTCGGGAGTCTTTTGCTCTACCAACTCTCGGAGTTCCTCTTCAAGACGATTATAATATTCAGCAATTTTCACAACATATTTCTTTGCTGGCTTCAGTATAATCAATCTTTTATAGAGATCGAACTTAGAAGTCTGCCAGTTATCAACTGCTGCTTCACATTCACACATAAGCGAGTCGAATGCATATTCTGCTTTGCTCATAGAAGTTCTCCTTCGTTTATCTTTTTTAAGAATACGAAATTTCTACGAACCTGTCAAGCCTTTTTTTAAAAAAATTTTGTGTAAATTTATAAAATAATCCGCATCGACCACCACCAACGCCTTCGTACGATTTCTTTTTATAAAGAGAACAGGCTCATAGTCACCAGAATTTTCGGTTGCTTGCTCATAAGATTTCCATACGTTGACGGATTCTTGATTCTTGCATTCAATCGAATACGGAAATTTTTCTCTCGCCGCACGAGCCATAATCAAATCTTCGCCGCCAGCTCCCATAGAGCGGGACTCAATATCTTCTGGATGGATATCCAATGATTCGATTAATTGGTCACGTACCCATTGTTGAAACCGTCGACCTTTCGCTTTAGCCGACGATGTTTTCATTCTTCATCGTCCTCTTCATAATCATCGTCATCATAGATATTCTCTCCACAAAATGGACAGAATTCTACTTCGTCATATAATTCATGAGATATTACAAAATCTGCTCCACAATTATCACATAAAAATCTTTTTCTGTACATTCATTCTACCTTTGCCCATACATCTTCCCATGTTCCTGTTAGTGCTGATTTAGCATAATCAGTGGAACGATTTTCGAAGAAGTTTGTGTGAGTTGGAGCATTAATCATTTCTTCAACCCATGGCAAAGGATTCTTTTTCACTTTGAAGATACCTTTCATACCCATTGTAATCAGGCGACGGTCAGCGATGTACCGAATATATTGTTTTACATCTGCTGCTGTTAAATTCTCCACTTCCCCCATCTGAAAAGCCAAATCGACAAACTGATCCTCAAGTTCTACCATCTTTTCAGCAATAGTATAGATTTGAGATTTAGTATCATCGTTCCAAAGTTCAGGTTTTTCTTCTAAATAACGCTTAAAAAGTGCTATAACACCTTCAGCGTGCATGGTTTCATCAACAATAGACCATGTAACAATCTGACCCATTCCTTTCATCTTACCATGACGAGGAAAGTTCAGTAACATAATAAACGAACTAAACAAAGCAAGCCCTTCAGTGAAGGCAGAAATAGCAGCCATCTTAATTGGTAGTGCTGCTTGATTGTCTACCTTTTCAGTGAAATATTCATGCTTCTCACGCATAGCATCATATTCTAAAAACTCATTATAGGTACTTTCAGGCATACCTAGAGTTTCAATAAGGTGAGAATAAGCAGCGATATGAATTGCTTCACGAGCAGCAAATCCCATTAACATCATACGAACTTCTGGTTGAGGAAAATGTGGCAGATAGTTTTTAACATAACCACCCGCCACATCAATATCAGATTGTGTGAAGAAGCGAAAGATTTGAGTGAGGAAATATCTTTCTTCACTAGATAGACGATTTCGCCAATCTTTAATATCTTCCATCATTGCAACTTCACCAAACAACCAATGAGATTGCTCATGCTTCAGCCACATGCTATAGAATTCAGGATAATTAAACGGCTTGAAGTAAAGCCTCTCATCAGTCAGCATAATAATATCAACCCTTTGCGAACAGTGTATATGCTCCGTATACGATACCAACAGCAGCAACAATTTGTACTACGGTTGGTGGTAGAAGTAGAAGTACAGCACCGCCAGCAATCATTAGTGTGCCATCAAATGTTGTACGTTCTTTTAGTCTATCTACGATCCATTGCATTTTAGTTTCTCCTTTGTATAAGAGTATCAATACTTTCTTTTAAACCTGTATATCCACCCTTTATTAGTTTATCATCAACAAAAATTTGCGGTACTGTACGTAGATTGTACTTAGCCATTATACTTAGTTCTTCGTCCAAGTCAACCTCAATAAAATCTATTTCATTATCCCGCAAAAGTTTTTTAGCAGCCTCACAATAGGTACACCAATCTGATGTGATTATTTTAACCCGCAATTCTGTCTCTTTCGTTTGCTCTGTTGTTTAACACAGAACTATTAAAGTTTTTCACAAGAAACTTAATTAAAAACCACTTCCAATCAGCAAGAGGATATTTACTAGTTTCTCTTGCTAACATGTCAAGGAAAAGATTATCAATAATCTTCTTTGCTTCGATAACAGTATTATCGTTATCATATACTCTGTTGTCTAGTTTATAACAACGCAACTTCCAAGTCATATAATCGTACATCACAAAGGATTTTCTTGCTCTATCACTATCTACAAGATAATTAAAGAAAGGAGGTAGTTCAAGTTTTGATGGTTTGAAAATGAAACCAATTGGAACTGTCATTCTTACCCAACGATATGGATGAATACCAATATCTTTTAAAGTAGGAACATCCTCTTTCATATCAACATCTTCATAAGATAACTTATCTAGTAACTCGTATCCACTCTTTTCATTATTATATGTTAGTTTTACTTCATCAGATAAAAACATATTTAAATCTCCTTATTTAACCTTCACACTCATCCTTCACACGCCAAACATTCTTCACCATTCGCAAGTGCAGTCAAATCAATTTCCTTAATGATTTGACGTTCAATAGATCGTGAAACTTTATCAGCCTTACCAATCTTCTCTGAACGACAATAGTACATCGTCTTTAGACCTTGTTTCCATGCTTGAAAGTGTACAGCATGAATGTATTTGATATTACTATCAGGACGGAAGAACACATTTAATGACTGTGCTTGATCAATAAACTGTTGTCTGTCTGAAGCGTGCTCAACTACCCAACGTTGGTCAATTTCCATAGCAGTCTTATATATATCTTTCTCATAATCTGATAAAAACTTCACATGCTGTATGGAACCTTCATGAGCAATAATAGAAGACCAAACTCTATCATAGTTGATTGAAGGATCTTCTTCAATCTTTTCTTTGATTAACTTGTCGAGAAACTTATTCTTGTTTAGATAAGCACCAGAAAGAGTGTCTTGTCTGTAACAGTTTGCTCTGAATGGTTCAATTGATGGTGAGGTGTTACCCATAATGATAGAACTAGAAGCATTGGGTGCAACAGCCATAACATGAGAGCATCGAAGACCAGTTCCTTTAGCGTCAGGTGCTTCGCCTCTTTCTCTCCCAAGTCTTAGATTTGCAGCGTCCAAAGCAGTTCGAATGTGCTTGAACATTCTCATATTCATAGACTTAGCAACCGCTGATTCAAACGGAACACCACGCTTCTGTAGATAAGCATGAAAACCAAGAGCACCAACACCAACAGACCGTTCTTGTGATGCTGAATAGATTGCCCTCGATACATATGGAGGTGCTTCTTCAATAAATTTTTGAAGGACATTATCTAGCATCTCTAACATATCACTAAGAAAATTTTCATCCTGCGACCACTCATCAAAATATTCAAGATTAACAGACGATAGACAACAGACAGCAGTTCTGTCCTTGTCTGTTGGTAAAGTGATCTCAGAACAAAGGTTTGATTGATTGACTTGTAATCCAAGATTCTTTAACCAATCGGGCAACTTACGATTTGACTGGTCTATAAAGTGTAGATACGGTTCACCTGTATGCATACGCATTTCTAAAATACGCTGCCACAAATCACGAGCAGAGACAATTTCTTTTACTTCACCAGTATGCGGTTCTTTGAGTTCCCACGAATCATCAATATTCGGATCAAGAGTACATGCTTCAATCAACTCCATAAACTTATCGGATATGTTGATACCATGATGAAGATTTAAACAGCGAAAGTTCTGGTCTCCAGTCGGCTTACGCATCTCAAGAAAAAGAATAATATCTGGATGGTCGATGTTTAGATATGCAGCATAAGAACCGCGCCTTGTCTTACCTTGACGATATGCCAAAGAAGAAGCATCGTACATTTTTAGATGTGGGAGAACACCCGTAGACTTATCACCAGCAGAACGAATGCCAAAACCAACACCAACACCACCCCCAAGCATACTAAGCCAATTCGTTTCAGAAAGATTGTCAACTAAACCCTCCGCTGTATCATTGATAAAATTAAGGTAACAAGAAATTGGAAGACCGCGAGAAGACCTACCATAAGAAAGAATAGGTGTAGAATAACTCAACCAATGCTTTGATGCATATTCATATAGTCTTTGAGCATGTTCCAGATTACTTCCAAACGTGCGTGATACAAAAGCAAATCGTTCTTGTGGGCTGAGTTCGTCCTCCTTCATATATGATTCTTTTAGACGCTTAATACCTAAGTCGTCAAACAACTGATCTCTATTTGGGCTAATCTGTATACCCATATGTTCCATCTTGATTTCCTTCTAAATTTTCTTCCATGTTGCTAGTTTCATCTCTGCTTCCAGACCACTATAACTATTATTATCTATAATCAACTGAATATCAGTTGATCTCATTCCATTGATTATCATCTCATTTATATCTTTTCCAGGCGTGTTTGGCCAGAAACATACACGCATTCCTGACTTAACACTTTTGCTCATATTCTGTACAATCTGTTTATTTCGTGGTTCGTTATCATAAACAATAGTAGCATTTTCTTTATTCGGCAGATTGCCAAATGAAGCACCTGCCATCGCGATACAGTTGTCAAGAAACAAACTATCAATTGGACCTTCTACAATATAATATTTCTTTGTCGATATCAACTCATTTAGACCGAAAATTTTCTCTTTACTTTCATCTAACATTATCGTAAGATAACGAATAGACTTATCATCAAATGCTCTACCTTGAAATCCAAATACTTGATTTTCAGAATCTATAAATGGTAGTATCAAACGTGAATGTTCTTTCATATCCAATTTATTTGGAATGAGAGAATTGACCCACTCTACGAACTTTGAAGTGTAGTATAATTTATAATGTTTATTTGTAGGTATTTTACGAGATTCAACATAAACTCTTGCCTTGTGTGTTGGCATGAGTTGTGAAATCTTTTTGATTTTGAGAAGAGGAGAACCTACCTTGCGAAACTCTGGTACCTTAAACTGTATCTTCTCTTCTTTTTTATTGGATAACTTTTCAAGACCGTGTTCAGCAACATAGTCGTTATAAAGTAAAGGATCAAT